ACGACCCACGCGGCGCGGGGCGCTTTCTGGTTGTCCCAAGCCGGCGCCGTGCCGGTCCAGTACGCGCCAGACTTGGTGTCCGGGAAGCGCTCGATGTCGATCGCTGGCTCGAAGCGTGTGTAGTCCACGATCGACAGCAGTTCCTGGACGGACGGGAGCCGCCAGCCATTGCCGAGTGCTGCGACAGCCCTCTTGGCTTCTTCGTAGGACATGCGCTGGCCCTTGCCCAACGTCTTGCTCCATTCGAGGGTGTTGACGGTCTTAGGCATTGGCCACCTCCGCCAACTCCTGCGTGTCCCGCAACTTGCGTTCGTGGATCTCCTGGCGGTCGACAACGATGTGTCTCGGTGCGAAGGTTCCGATGCGCACCTGGTTGCCCTTGACGCCCAGCACGGTGACCGTGATGGTCTCGCCGCTGGGCAGGGACATGACGAGGGTTTCGCCGACGCGGCGGGTGAGGATCAGCATGGTGTTATTTCCCTGTGGTGGTGGTTGCCGGCTTCCGCCGGCGGTTGGCGTCGATCTGCATCGCGGACACCAGCGTTCGCAGCTGGTTGTCGTTGAGCCATTCGACCTTGTCGACTTCGTGCATCCGTTTGGCCAGCGCGTGTGCATAGCTCCACGGCCGCTTGCTGTCGGCCAGCAACGCGCCGACCTTCCGCAACATCGGCCGCGACTTCATCAGCGCCGCGTCAGGCTGGCCCGGCCAGCGGCGCTTCTTCTCGGCCTGGGTGTCGTTGCGCAAGCCCAGGCGCGCGAATTCCTGCAGCACGTCGTTGCGCTGCGCGGTGGTCATGTCGGCCGATGACCGCATGCCGGTGACGCGCTCCAACAGGGCGCGATAGGTCTCGTCGTCGAGGCCCAGCGCCTTCTTGCCCGCATGGATGCGCGCCAGCTGCTGGCGGCGGGGATCGGCCGGGCGCTTCATCCCTGCACCTCTTCGATGCGGGACTCGGCTGGCTCGATCGCGAATTCTTCCTTCTGGCCGAAGCTCACGCCCTTGATGGTGTCGGCCAGCGTCGCGCGGTCAGCGAGCAACGCTTCCTTGTCCACCTCCTCTTTGGTGCGGATGTACTGCGTCAGACCCTTGGCCTTGAGCAGCGCCAGCACCTCGTCGATCTTCTTCAGGCTGCAGGCCCACGGCGTCAGGCGCCAGTTGACCTTTCCGGTCGCGAAGTCGTGGAACTTGACGCGGCCATCCTTCGTGAGCGTGGCGCGGTTGGCTTCGCAGTACAGCTTCACGCCTTTGCCCAGCTCGGTGATGCGCTCGCCCATCGGCTTGGTCTTGGCGTTGCAGCGCGCCTTCACGGCCTCCAGTTCGTCGTTCATTTCCGCTTCCAGCCGTACTCGGTCGCGCTGCAGCGTGCCGATCTCGGCGATTGCAGCGTTGACCTGGTCGCGGTCAGCCGGCACCCAATGCGTCACGGCGTCGGCCTTGATTTTCTTCTTGCTCATGGTGGTTCTCGGTGCTGCCGGTTGCCGCCGGCGGGTGGTCGCGGGGTTCAGTCGATGACTTCGCGCAGCTGGTGCAGGTGATAAATTGCCGCGGCGATGTGGTGCAGCACGGCCGGGTTGGCGTGATCGCTGGTCTGCTTCAGCAGCTGGGCGCTCAGTTCGGCCTGCAGCTCATCGAAGCGCTGGCGAACGCTTGATGGCTTGATCAACTTCGCCAACGGCTCAGGCTCCGGCTCTGTTGGATCCGGCATCGTGTAGTACCTGACGCCATGCAGCGTTTCTGTCCGCAACGCGCCAATCACGCACAGTTCGTTGAGGCTTGAAATCACCTGATGCCTCGGGATCTCAACGCAACGGGCAGCAACTTCATCTGCGGTCAATCCGTCAGTCCCGGAGATAGCCGCAAGAACCAGCCGTTCTGCTCTTTCAGGCGTTCCCAAAAACCGGCGAACCTTGATTTCTTTATCGCTGTCCGACGTCTTCAGGCTGACGCCGTCGCGCTCGAACTTGGCGCGGACTTCGTCTGTCAGCTGGTATGCCCACCGCGAGCCGGCGCCATGTCTGACCAGCACACCGGCCTTGAACTTCTGGCTGAGCAACGCATCGACACTTTTGCGGACTGGCTCCGGCACTCGGCCCCTGATCTCCGCGGCCGTAAGGAAGCCTTCCGCCCTGAACAGCACGCAGTAGACGCTCTCGGTTAGACCGGTCATGACGCTCTCCTACTCGTAGCGGTTGATGATCACGGGCGGCTTGGGGTCGGGCTTCATCTCGGCGATCAGCCGCACGACCGCGCGCGGTTCGCCGGTGGCGATCGTTTGCGCCTGCGCGTCCTGGAATGCCTGGGCTTCGTCGTCGCACGTCGGTGCGCCGGCGATCAGCTCGGCCTTGATGTGTGCCCAGCGCTCACCCATTGGCCACCTCGCGCGCGGCCGCCTCGAAGACCGTCCACTGCACCTGGACGCCGACATGTTGGATCGCGTAGATGCGCTCGTAGCCACCGGCCGCTGGCTGGCGGCGGATCATGCTGCCGCGCAGGCCTTCGAAGTTCGGGTCGCGATCGACGTGCAGCACGATGCGGCGGCCGTTGTGGAACGCGGCGAGGATCTCGACACGGCGGTTGGTCAGGTGCTGCGCGACGGCGGCGGACCAGCGCAGATCCTCGGCGGTGACGCGCAGCGGCTCCGCGCTTTCGATCAGCGGCGCGATGCCGTTGATTGCAGCCAAGCCGGTGGTGGTGGTTTCGACGGTCATGTGGTTATCCCTCGGTGGTGGTGGTGTCCAGCATCGGCAGGCCGAGTTGGCCGTACAGATCCGGGACCGCGCGGCGGCGCAGCGCGGCGGCTTGGGTGAGGCTGGTCATCGCGCGCCCGACCAGGAACATGCAGGTGCGCTCGACGTCGGCCGCGTTGGCGGCCATGAAGTAGCCCGCAGCCGGATGCGCGCAGATCTCGTGCCCTTGGCGGCGCAGGTGTTCCACCACCTGGCGCAGGCGGCGCTCGTCGGCTTGCGTGTGGCGTGCCATCAGCTGGAAGACCAGCGCGGCCGCGGTGATGCCGTTCGCTGCCCCGATGCGCGGGCGAAGCGCGGCGATGACGTTCTCGGGCGTGATGCCCGGCTGGGGCAGCGGTAGGCTCATGGGATGGATTCCGTTACGTGAGCGAGGTCGTAGGCTGCTTCCCACGTACCTCGTAGGAAGCACTGGCGCCGGCTTGTGCCTTGATATGGCGCCCTTCGTTTGCAGCCGCGCAGGGCCGCGTCGCGGCCCGCACGCGCGGCCTGCTTCGCTCCGCGCGTGCCGTACTGCGCGGCTGTGTGCGCGCCCAGCAGGACGCGCAGGCGGGCTTTGGTGGGTGCGTAGCCGCGCATCAGTGCGTAGTCGACGGCAAGCCAAGAACCACCGGTGACGCTTCGGAGATCGGCTGCTTCGTTCGCGCTGCCGTTTCGATCCGAGAGAGCCCCTCGGCTGCGTTTCGCAGGTTGTCTTCATCGCCCTGTTGGATGGCGATCTCGACGATCCTGTTGGTTGCCGTCAACAGCGCCCCCAGCGCGCATCCGACGCAGAACCGGGGGCCTAAGTGGGCGCCGATCAATCGCAGCAGCGCGACGGCGAGCGCCCTCTGTTCATGGAAGTGCTGGTCGCTCATTCCGCACCGCCCAGTTCGCCCCACGCGGCGCGCACGTCTTCGGTGTTGAGGTCGCGCTTTTCGGCGGCGGCGTACAGGCTGGCCAGCCGCAGCACCTTGGTCATGGTGCGCAGGCCGCCGCCCTTGCCGGCAATCTCGGTCAGCTGCGCGCGGCACTTCACGTCCTCCACTGCCCAGGCATCGAGCAGCGCGGAGATGTCGCCGGGGATGGACTTGCGCAGCGGGGTCTTCTTGCCGATACGCGAGAACAGCCGATCGAGATAGGCGGCGCGGTTGCCGCCGGTCATGCGCGCATACACGCGCTCGTTGCCGAGAAAGACGATGCCGACGTGCGTCTTGTCGTTGATCGCGCGCACCTGGTCCAGCGCGGTCTCGGTGAGGTGCTGGGCCTCGTCGATCACGATCAGTCCGCCGGTGTCGGCGACGCGGCGGCAGATCGCCGCGTGCAGGTTGTTGGCGCCGCTGGGCACGTTCATCAGGCCGAGGGCTTCTGCGATCACCTGCAACGCCGGCACCACGCTCGCGCTCGCAGGCGTCATCGTGGCCAGCCAGACATTCGGCGCCTGCCGCGCGTACTGCTCCGCGGCGGTGGTCTTGCCCAAGCCAGCGCCGCCGTAGACGACGGCGATGTCCTCGGCGATCTGTGCATAGCGCAGCGTCGCGATCACGCGCTCGCCGGTCGGCGTCTTCACGTAGCGCGGCGCGGCTGGCATCTGATCGGCCTGCGCGCGCGCGGCTTGCGTGGTTTCCACCCAGCGCTGCAGCTTCGCCTCGGTGGCGGCGTTGTCGCCCGGATAGGTCCCGCCCAGCCACTGGCTGAGCGTGGTCGGCGAGATGCCCGCCTCGCGGGCGACGCGGTTCTGCGACAGGCGCTTGTCCTCCGCCATCAGCTGGCGGATCTGATCGCGCAGGTCGACGGCGCCGTCGTCGGCGCGGGCTTCGGTGGTGGTGGTGTGGTCTTGCACGGTCGGCTCCATGTGGTGGTGGTGTTACATGCGGTCTTTCAGCTGCTGCGCCTGCATGTGTTCCAGCAGGCTCGCGAGGTTCGATTCGCGGGCGTCGTCGGTGCCGGTGCGCTGCAGCGGCTGCGATGCGGCCGGACGCTTGCCCTTGCCGAACACCGGCGCGATAACGCCGGCAACGGGCACGGTGGCGGCGGCTTCGTCCGCGGGCAGCTGCGCGGCAACCTTCGCGATGTCCATGCGAATCTCGGCCCTGGCCTGATCCTTCGTGGCGCGGATGTACTGGCGGCGTGCGCGCGTGTGCTCGCGTGCTGCGGAGGTATCGGCGAAGCCGACCGCGGCGATGCAATCGGCCTGGCCGATGTACACGTTGGCCAGCGTGTAGACCTGGACTTCCGTGTGCAGCGCATCGGGGTCGAAGCGCACCAGCACCTTCTGGCCGGCGTGTTCGCTCAGCGCCTCGCACCAGTACCGGTTGCCGCTGAGGCGCACGGCGCCTTCCAGGCGATCGGCGCTGACCACCTCGGCCGTCAGCAGCAGCTGGCGCAGCTGCTCGTCGGTGGCCTTGCGGATGGTGGATTGCGCATAGCTGGCCGCGAACACGTCGTCGAAGCTGTGCACGCCACCGCAGACGCGGGTGCGGCGCTTGGTGCGGGCGTTGTGGGCGGCGATCTCCTGCTCGACCACGCGTACGAACAGGTCCCAGGCCACAGCCTTGCTGCCGTAGTTCTCGGGCTTGGCATCCGGCTTGTTGCCGGTGTAGGCGCCGGCGAATTCCGGGTGCTTGGCGATGCGATCGCAGAAGTCGCGCCAGGCGCGCTCGATCGGCTTGGCCTGGCCGTGATAGGGCGTGGCCCAGTGGATCTGCACGCCCATGCCCACCAGCACGCCGGTGGGGTCGTCCTCGCGCACCTTGAAGCGGAAGCGGTTGGCCACGCCGCCGGTGAGCATCTTGCTGGCGAAGCCGCGGCCGTTGTCCAGCCAGGCATGCGTCGGGATGCCGTAGCGGCTGATCGCATCGCGGAAGGCCATGCGCGCCAAGTCGGCGGATTCGGTTTCGGCGATGCGCCAGCCCAGAATCTTGCCGCTGTACAGGTCCTGCACGCCGACCATCATCGGGCGCACGACGTCGCCCATCGGGGTCCGCACGAACACGTCGAACTTGTGGCCGTCGGCGTTGACCGCTTCCAGCGCGTGGAAGACGGTGCGATCGCGCTCCTGCGCCGGGAAGGTGCGCATCAGCGCCTCTTCGCCCTCACGCGCAAGGATGCGCACGCCGCGCGGCAGCTTGGCGATGCGGCGCTCGAAGGTGTCCAGGCTGGGCAGCACCCAGCCGCGCACCTTCGCGATGCGCTGCAGGCGCTCGTAGCAGCTGGTCGCGGTGGGCGCTTCGAGGCGCAGGTAATCGGCCTTGAAGGTGTCCCAGGCTTCTTCCGGAATCTCGGCGGTGGCCGTGCCCCCGGTGTAGTTGGGCACCAGCGCGGCCACCCAGTGCTGCGGCTCCAGGCCGGCAACGGCCGCGGCCCAACGGCCCAGCGACGGCGCGCTGGCGCCGCGCATGCCGTCGCGCTGCAGTTGCGCCGCGACAGCGCCGCGTGCATCCAGCAGGCGGTGGTCTTGCTCGACCAGCTTGTTGACGGCCTGCAGCGCGGCGAGGCGGCGCGCGGCAACGTCTTTCATGTCCTGCGGCACCTGCTCGTAGCGCGCCCACAGCGTGCGGATGTGGGCTTCGTCACGGGCGGCCTTGGACTGCCGCGCAGGCTGCAGGTGTGCGGGGCGCTGGCTGAGCAGCACAGCGGCCTGGGCTGCGGCCGGCAGGACTTCGAAGCTGTATTCCCAGCCTTTGCCTTGCGGCCTCTTCCGCGCCGACCAGCCTTCACGCTGGGCCATTTTCAGCACGCCGCGCTCGGTGCCCGGCAGACCCGGCAGGCCCGCCAGCCGTCGGGCGTCGAACCAGAGGCTGCCCGCTTCTGTGGTGGCGATTGCATGGGTGTTCGCCATCACGCGCCACCTCCTGTGGGCAGCACCCGCGCGCCGGCACCGGAGCAACGCTCCAACGGTGCCGGCGCCGGGCCGTGGTTGCCTCGCGCGGAAAGGAGATCTGGCGATAGACAGCCAGCCGCAACGCGGTTCATCCGCTCAGCAACTGCCGGGGTTTTCGCGCTGTCGTGGCGCGCGGGGCACTGTCCGGCCGATCCCCGCCCGTTTGCCCGGGCCAGGCGTGTGATCAACATCAGCAGCAGGGGCTGCAGCTGCGATTCATCCCAGTCGCGCTCGATCGAGCGTGTCCACAGCCGACGGCCGCGCAGACGCAGCGCCTGGTCCGGCAACAGCTCAAGCTGGTCGAGCAGCCTTCCGGCGCTGGCGTGGCTGAGGTGGTTCATGCCGTCGCCCTCCGCGCCCTGCTAGGCTTGCTCCGCAGCCGGCTGGGTTTCGCGTTCGCCGGGAGCATGGGCCGCGGGCCGCCGCGGCCGCGATTCGGTACGCCCGTCGTGTCGTAGCGGCTGGGCCAGATCGTCGCGGGCGTCACGTCCAGTGCTTCCGCGATCAGCGCCTCGGCCAGCGGGTACGGTGTCCGCAGCGCCTTGGTCAGGCTGTTGGGGTGGCCGTAGCCATTCAGGATCGCCAGCTGCCGCAGCGAGTACCCCTTCACTCGCAGGGCCGCCACGACCTGCGCGGGATGCCAGTCGACAAGGCTGGTTTTTTTTGCGGTTCTCGTTGGTGTCACGTCGGCGGCGTTATGTCTGCGGTGTCTTGGAGGCAGATAGTACGCAGATGGTGCGGCAGCGTCAAGCGTTTCATCTAGTTCCGATTCGGGACGGCTAGAAAATTTGCGAGCAGAGATGACAAATTCAGAGAAAACAATCTCTTACACCGGAATCGGAACCGGCTCTCCCAGTTCCGATTCGGTTCCGATTCCAGCCGTTGGAATCGGAACTATAATTTCTGCGCTGTCCGATGCGCTCGGTAGCCGAAAAAATGCGGCAGCGGCGATGGGCGTCTCGACCGACTCCCTACAGAGATACATCCGCGAAGAGAACATGCCGCCGTTCGATGCCGCGGCGCGGCTGTGTGCCGCCGCCGGGGTGCGCATGGAGTGGCTGGCCACGGGGATGGGCCCACAGGCCGCCGCCGCCGGCGTGCGCGAGCCTGCTGCCGGCTATGGGGCGTCGCAGGATCTGAGCGTGGAGCACCTGACGATTGCGCACGAGCTGGCCGATGAAGTGCTGCGCGGCCTGTGGCTTCCCCGACGCGCCTACGCGGAGCTGGTGGCCCTGGTCTACAACGCGCTGGTGCAGGGATTGCCTTTCGCGCAGGTCTTGGAGATGGCCCGCCCAGCCGCACGACAACGCGCAGGTGAGGGGGCGGGCGATGGTGGTGAGCAGGGATTGGACGGACCAGGTCCGTCAGGTGTTGGCCGCAGCGCGGCCGATTGAAACGGCGAATTCTGCGGGCCTACACGCCCGCGAGCCGGCCAGAATTCACGCAGGCGGCCCGTTCAAGTCCGCGGAGCGGCTGGAAATTGAACGCATCGCGTCCTGGTACGGGTGGCGCCTGGAGGTAGAGCGCACGCTGCGCGCGCACGGCGCGGCCTCGCTGGCTGGCCTGGACGATGACACCCTGGGCCGATTGCTGGCCCGCATGCAGCAGCTGGAGGCGTGCATCCAGTGCGGCCACGACAGCCCCGATTCCCCGCCGGCGCGATGACCGTTTAAAGGCCCGTCGAAGCCCCGTTGCGGCCTGGCCTCAATTTTCAAACCTGTTGCGCGAAACGCCTTCAAGGTGCCGGCTGATCAAACCTGCCGCCAGCGCTCCCGCGCAACGTAACCCCGTGATGTTTCAGCAAATCCCGCCTAATTTTTCTTTGTCCCGGATATCTCAAACCAGCTGCGCCCCCTCATTGATCGG